TTCTTGTTAACTTTAAAAATGGTTTTAAAAAATAAATCCAATTTTCGTCATTCTTTGGTAGGTATTTAAACAAACCGTCTTCCATCATCATTCGAATTAGATTCTTATAACCCCTCCCGTCGGGATCCAACGACTCGGAGTAATATGAGTTAACTAAATCTTTTCCTTCATCACTTATCAACGGTTCGCTTAAGTCGACAAGTTTTTTGTTTACCACATAAAACTCATCACCAAATATACCTTCTTTGGTTTTACCACTTAAAAGATTCTGTAATGCTGCATTTCCTTTTTCCTCTTTTAGTAGGTTTTCCCCTTTAGATAAAATATCGGTAATTTCTACAGGTTTTTCAAGTATCTCAGGGAAAAACTTTAGAAGAGTCTTCTCCCCCATATAGAATATTCCGTCTATATTATCCGAACCATCACCAGTAATTATCTTAAGGGTTTTAACATTATAGTGGGGGATCTCAGCTTCGTAAACCTTAATTGTATCCCCATCTCTATAATATTGTTTTGTGGATGGTGAGTAAATCGTAACCTTATCTGAAATAAGTTGTGTAAGGTCTCTATCACTCGAGAAGATTGTTTTCTCTTCATCTAATGATATTTGACAGTAGTAGGCTATTAAGTCATCCGCTTCCGAATGATCAACCTCCATTTGTCTTACAAACATCTCTTCAAGATATTGTTTTACTCTTTGTTTTTGAAAGTTAAAAGAATCTTTTTTTTGTTCATTATCAGACGACTTACGATTGAGTTTGTATTTTGGGTAGATAAGTCTTCGTTGTGAAGAACTTGTGTCACTATCCCAAAATACCACAACTTTACTAAAGTTAGATTCCTCTATGAACTTTCTTAAGGTATTTAAAAAATGCCAAATACCTCCGACGTGTTGCCCTCCATTATAGAATTCTCTCACTCCGTGAAAACCAATCTTTAACAGATTGTTTCCGTCAACCAATAATGTTTTTGACACTTGTCGTCTTTTAAATTGTTACTACTCTACTTCTTCTTTTTCTGCTCTCAAATCGAAGTCACCATCAACTCCGATTATCTCCTTCCAATACTCGGCATATTCTTTTTTGTATTGTTCAATAGATGCCTTTTCTTCGGAAGATTCTTTTCCAGGTAAAAACCCGTGTGGTGTTACAATGATCTTACCATCTTCAAATCCAAGTCCATTGATGTGGTTTTTCATGACCGATACCTTTGTTCTTGATGCAAACTTAACTGTTCGTTTGTCTTTTGTTGCGGTAATCTTTGTTGTACCAGCACCTTTTTGATTTCCAAATAAGAATACCAAAGATGAGTTTAACCAAATAGCCTCTCCACCTTTAGCTTTAATTTTAGGTTGTCCAAAAGGGTTGTCAGGTAATTCCACCCACGGCTGATTAACAATGATAAGCGTGTTTTCGTATTTTGAATCAGATTTACGTGAACCTGAAATACGTTGGTTAATTCCCATACCGATCTTGTCTGCCAAAACACTTGCGTTGTGTTGTTTTCCGCCTTTACCTTCATAAGTCATTTTACAAGGAACCGAACCAACTGAATCCCACATAATACATAATGAATAATCTAATTCACCTTTTTCTTGTGCATCTAATAAACTATTAATGTAATCTGTGATTTGTTCGATGTAATCAAAGTTGTTGTTAAAGATGTAAAAACCATCCCATTCTAATTCACCCGTTTCGGTGTCAACAATTTCATCACATTCAAACCCCATTAGTTTGGCGTGTTCAAATGACCATTTCTGTTCTGTAATAATAAACACAGGAAGAATACCTTTTTTCTGTGAATCGACAGCAGTTTTAACAAGTGCGGTTGTTTTTCCCGTATCCGAGTGACCCAAGAACATGTTAATATGTCCCATAGCAGGACCAGGTATACCAACAGCATCTAAAAACGGTGCCCCAAGATCAAAGAATCTTTGTGGTTTATATTTTGCCGATGTAGAAAATTTCTTCTTTAATGAACTGAAATCGTTTTTTTTAATTGCCATATTATTTTTTGTTAAAAAGATAAGCCCCATGCAGTATGAGGCTTATCATTAATTTTTTTATGAGATTAGAATGGTAGATCTTCAGCTGGCTCTTCGTCAGCTTGCGGGTCTACTACAGGAACCTCTTCTTTTACATTTGTTCCACCAATAGAAATGTCAGCACTTTCACCATAAACATATTTTTTAAGTTCTGAACTCCACATTGGGGTTTCTCCGATTGCGATAGCCTCTAAATACTCAACAGGTTTTTTAGAATATACGTCATTCCATGTCAACTCATCTTCCAACCATCCACTCATGATTTCTTTATCTTCGTGAAGTAATGCTGGATCGTCATACATAACTGTTTGAATAACGGTGTACTCTTTTCCTTGTGGGGTTTTAGCTTTCTTAAGTTCGATGATTAAATCACGTCCTTTTTCTGCGTCTGTGATATCACCTTTAGCTTTCCAAATCGGGAGGATTTTATCCAAGATACCTTCGTTTTTGTAATTGTGTTTGAATCTCCAAAATTTAACACCATCTTGTTCGTTGTCACGGTCAATAACTCTAACGATGTAGAATAAACGTGAACGGTATTGTGATGCCAATTCTTTGTCTTCTTTTTTACCCGTTTGGATAAGTTCGTTATAAACTTCCGTAAGTGGGGAACGCTCGTTGTCGTTTTTGCTAGGGTCGTACAACTTAACCCATTGTCCGTTTACCATAATCTCGTGGTACCATACTTCAACAAATGGTGATGAACCATCTTTTGTTGGTAAGATGCGAACTCGACGCTGTGCGGATGTTTCGTTTTTCATTAAGATTGCTGAAAAATATTTCTTTAATCTGTCTTCTTGCGAGATACTTGTTCTCTGTGAACCACTTGGTTGTGCGTTCTTTTCGTACTGTGCTAGTACTGAATCTAATACTGAATTTGCCATAAATAAATTTTAAATTATTACTCTTTTATCTACATCAAATATAGGTATAAATACTAGAATGTCAAATGAGAAAGCATAAAAAAAGGGACCTTGTGAGTCCCTTTAAAATTTATTTTTATATTACAATGCGTTGTCGTTTTCGTCGTATATATTAAAAGTTTTTTTAACTTCATTTGGTGAGAAATTCTCAACATCGTCAGAAGTTAAAACATATTCATTTTTACCCGTATCTTCCATTTCACCTTTTTTATCGTCAAAGAAATCAGTTAATTTTTGATTATACGGATAAGAATCCAATGAACGTAACATCAATTTTTCTTCAGGAGTTTTCTCCCTATACTTATCAAATTTAGATTCAAGACTATTAATCTTATCCATGATTTGATCCATATGTGATAACTTACTTTCTAAATCATCTAATTTAGAAAAAATACCATCCATAAACTCATCTTGTTTTGCTTGGATCTCTTGTTGTGATGTTACAAGATCAGTAATATCAATTTCTTCAGACTCACCTTCAGTTTCGGTCTCACCTTCATCATCCACTTCTTCAACATCAGGATCGTTTTCAATATCTACAGGTTCAGGAATCGATTCACCTTCAGCCGGTGGTGCAGTTTCACCTTCAGCCGGTGGTGCAGTTTCACCTTCAGCCGGCGGTGGAAGTGCCGCCGCATCATCCGCAGGTGGTACTTCAGTGCCTAAATCTTCAGCAGGTGCAGGTGCCGGTGGCGTAGGTGGTGCCGGTTGCTCATTTAAAATGTACGAATTAATTTGATTAAATCTTTTTAATTCTTCTAAAATTTTTCTTTCCAAACTCATATCTTAATTTTTAACCGTTCAATAATGTTTTTACTCCTTGCGGTGTTTCAACTTTTAATGTTCTATTTGTTTTCATGGTATTATCAACTCTTTCAATCAAACCATCTTTCATTCTGATCGTATAACAATCACCAGTATCTAAATCACAAACTTCCTGGTATCCATTACCACTATCTCTTTGTGTTACACGAGTATCCTTTTTAAGATAATCATCAAGTAAATTTTTCATGTTCATACTTTTTCTTTTTATATAAATATATGTTAGTTAGGGTTTTGTACAAAATATTCATAAGCATCTTTAAATACGTTAACAACAATGTTATATGTTGCGGTATTTCCTGAATATAACGCCTGTTCCGTGAAGTCTTTAATTTGTTGTGCGTTCAATGAAGATGTTACCGCAGCGGCAGTATCCCAAGTTGTTGAGACTAACTGAGCTAACGCCTTACCATAACTAACATCAACATTCGTATTAGGATTGATATTTTTAAGATTTTCAATCATGGGCTCATAAACTTGATAATATGAAATCATGTAGTTAGTCCCTGTTTCAATGTTAGGGAATTTAGCGATAGGTACATTTTCACCGTATATTTTAGTACATGATTGTTCAGTTATAAATGTACCTAAATTACCTCTAGGAGGGTTTGATGTGGTAATTTCATATAAATTATTATTTATACAATTAAATGTTGATACTCCTCCATTATAACCATTCAATGGTCTAGTTTTTGCAATACCTAATAATAATGCCCTAATTGCGGTATTTGTGGTCGCCGCTTTAATAACAGTTATTACTTGATTTACAGTATAAGTATTAGCACTTATCGCCAAGAACGGAATTGTAGGGTATTTTGTGTCATTTATACATTGTGCCTCTGCGGTTTTAGTGATTTCCGGATCTTTTGTTAATAATATCTCTTGCGGTGATTGTGTTGTTACACCAGATTCTGGAATTGTTTTTTTAATTTTTTCTTTAAATGAACTTAATATCTTCTTATTAACATTTATTAAAAGGTTATTTACGTTAGGTAAACTATATTTAGGAATTCTAGTCCCTTTAAAATCTGTATCAAATCCTCTTTCAGATACATTATGATTTACCTCATATATCCAATATGGTCCATAAAACATAGGTACGTGTCTCAATACAAAATACATCGTTGGTTGTATCATGACATTACCCATAGACTGTACTCCACATGAATATGATCTAGATTTGTATACACTATACATAGATGTCGATTGTTGTCCAACTTTGTCACCTGAAACCGAACCACCTATATCCGCAAACACTTTAAATGATTCTGATGTGTTTTTCATTTCAGACATATCTAAATCTAACGTTTTAAACATGTTTTGATTTTGAATACCAAAATCAACACTAAACCCAACAACTCTATTCGTTTTAGAGTAATCTCTATTTGGGTCGGATATCCTTAATGGATTGTCAGGAACCCTTAAATCAAAACTATCATCACCAAATCTGTTAAATGAATTTTCTTTTGGTTTAGGATATTCAGACGGATTACCCATATAAAGACATAAAAATTTAGGACTCGATTTTGTATAATCGACCTCTAAATAAGTACCAAAAAGTGAGTTACCAACATCGGGGTCTTGAATGGGTGTTCCGTTTTTAACCGCCTGTTGTAATCCATAGAAATTAATGTATGCCGGCATAGCCATAAACATAAACTGATTATCATCTAATATATTACTAACAACCTGCATTAAATTCATATCAGGATTTTTTTCAGTATCCAATCTATTAACCACTTTTTGTATGTCAACAATGTAGGTATCACCTAAATCACTATTTGCTCGATCCATAAATAAAAAGTCTTCAAATAGTGTTACAGTTTTTAAATCAGACCCAGCAATCCACTTATCATTAAAACCTTTTAATGTATTATATAAACTTAATTTTGTGTTATCACCATTAACAGCAACGGGTTCGTTATTTGTGGTAATTTTAATGTCTTTTAAAATTTGATTTAAATTAGTAAACGTTTCATTAACAATACCATTTTGTAATTGGTACTGTGAAGTTAAGTAGTTATTTATGAATGTTGTGAATTTTGTTTTATTAAATGTAG